GAAGATGGACAGAGGAGAGACAATTGAAGCTGTACCTGAACCATACATCGGAGACCTACGTGCCTACGCTGCTGCTACATCTATCTTTACTAACCGATTCATTGAGCAGTTCACAGTACTAGATGAGTACAAAATTGCAGGAACACCTGACCGTGTGGTAGAATACAACGGAGAGTTATACATCTCAGACTTAAAGACAGGCAGCCTACACCCTAGTAGTGTAGCCATGCAGTTGTCTATTTATTCCCGCGCCCTCCCGTACGACATTGCTACGGGCGAGCGCGGTACATTCGGTCCTGTTAACCAGGATCGTGGTATTATTGTGCATCTACCAGCTGGTAAAGCCACGTGCGAGTTGCACTGGGTTGACCTCAAAGAAGGTTGGGAAGGTGTACAGTTAGCAATGAAAGCAAGAAAGTGGAGAGACCAAAAAGGTTTAACCACACCGTTTGAAGAAGGGAACGATGGCTAGTACAGAAGCACCAATCAGTATTACCGTCAAGACAGGAGCAGGTAGTCTTGTAACTGTTCGAGCCGAGTCAGGCGAAGAACTAGACCAGACAGTTGCACTTAGTCTTGACGCTATCAAGTCTGCAGTAACAGAGCTTGAGTCCACAGTTGGTGGTAAAGCCAGCACAGTAACTACTGCTGCTGCCGTCTCCACATTACAGAATGCATTCCCTGGTTCTACAGTAGTACCAGCAGACAATGCATTTGCTAATACTCCTACACTGCATGTCGGTCGATCATGTCAACATGGTAAGATGACTGCACTCCAAGGCCCGTCCAAGACAGGTGGAGTTTACAAGGGTTACTTCTGCCCATCAGCACAAGGCGACCCAACTAAGTGTAAGACTATCTATGTCAACAAGACAGACCCTGAATGGAATACATTCATTCCCGACCGCAGTAAGTAGCACTAGATGAAAACATTACGGCGTTCAATTAAGAAAGCCGACGTTGGAGGGGAGCCCTTACCGGCTCCCTTTCAGGCGTTTGCTAGGGCAGGTATAGTCCTGCGCCGAGCTGAGGTGACAGTCATTGCAGGTACACCAGGTGCTGGTAAGTCTACAGTTGCACTGCATATTGCAGCCAAGCTACAGATGCCAACGCTTTACTTCTCTGCTGACACCAATGCACACACAATGGCTATGAGATTGATTGCACTCTCAGGCAAGATGACACAGGCAGAAGCTGAAGTCTTGATGCTCAACCATCCAGAGACAGCAGAAAGCGTGCTTGCTGAGAACAATCATTTGTACTGGTCATTTGAATCTAGTCCTACACTCAAAGACTTAGATGAAGAAGTCTCTGCCTTTGAAACTATGTGGGGTAGAAGCCCAACGCTTATCGTAGTCGACAACCTTATGGACATTGCAATGGATGGACATGAAGAGTTCGGTGGTATGCGACAGGCCATGAAAGAACTCAAGTTCTTAGCACGTGATACCAATGCATGCGTGCTAGTATTGCACCACACGCAAGAGGGAATCACTGGTACTCCATGTCAGCCACGCTCTGCACTGCAGGGTAAGGTAGCACAGGTACCTGCTATGGTTCTTACAGTTGGGCAGAAGATGCTGCCCAATCAGATTGATTCATATCTCTGTGTTGCACCAGTAAAGAACAGGTACGGCAAAGCAGATCAAACAGGAAACTCATACGTCGAACTATCCTTTGATCCTGCTAGCATGTACCTCGAGGATGTAATCAGAGACTATACACAGGAGCAAATGATTTGAGTAGCGCAGCCAAAGCCAAGGGTTCTGGAGCAGAACGCGATGTAGTAAAGTACCTCAAGGACAATGGCTTTCAGTACGCCGACAGGCGACTGGCTGGTGCCACCCTAGATAAGGGTGACATCAGTGGCATACCTGGTGTTACCATTGAAATAAAGAATCATGCTAAGATGGATATAGCAGGATGGACAGAAGAGTTGTTAGTCGAGATGGCTAATGACAAAGCATGGACAGGTGTAGTGTGGCACAAGCGGAAGGGCAAGGGAAGCCCGGCCGATTGGTACTGCACTATGCCAGGACATGTATGGTTAGACCTACTAAAGAAAGCGATGAAGAATGTTTGAGTTCCGCAAGAAGCTTGACAAGGTAGTAACAGTTGTTGATGCACTAGTTACTGTAGCCAAAGCACAGCATCGACTAGCTCGAGATACGCACAATCACCTAATACGTTTAACAGAATACATTGATCAACTAGAATTGCGCATCGAAGTATTGGAAGCAGAGACCTTTGACTATGATGACAACGAAGCATGCGATTGCTGATTACCTTACACACATAGGGGCAACAGTCCCACATCGTAGGGGCGGGTGGTGCAAGATGCGCTGCCCGTTCCACGATGATAGAAACGCTAGTGCTGCCGTGAACTTTGATGCTAACCGCTTCAAGTGTCACGGTTGTGGCGTCTCTGGAGATACATATGATTTGATTCAACACGATAGAGGAGGTACACTAATTGAAGCTGTCGAATTCGCAAAGACAATTTCTACTACGGGCGACGCAACAATACGCTTCAACAATAGACCAAGCGGAAGAGTACCTAGCAACACGGGGATTATCAGTCGAAGAAGCTCGTCGGTTTCATCTGGGAGTGGTCGTCGATCCACTCACAGGTCATGAACCATTTGCTGGTAGACTAGCTATCCCCTACATCACACCATCAGGTGTGGTGGATATAAGATTCCGCTCGATGCATGGAGAAGAACCTAAGTACATGGGCATGTCAGGCGTGCAGACTACCATGTTTAATACCAGTGCATGCTTTGCAGCGAGCAAATATATCTGTGTCACCGAAGGTGAGATGGATGCAGTAATCATGGGTGTTAAGACCGAGCACCCGACAGTAGGAATACCAGGAGCCAACAGCTGGCGGTCGCACTATGCCCGTATCTTAGATGACTTTGATATTGTCATTGTGCTAGCTGATGGCGACAAAGCGGGAGCAGACTTTGGTAAGCATGTTGCCCGCGAAGTACCAAATACTACGGTACTATCTATGCCAGAAGGCGACGACGTTAACAGCGTCTACCTACGACAAGGGAAAGATTGGTTAGATGAGCGAATCAGAAATTGTATTGCATCTGGATGATTCCATTTGGGATCATGTTGAACACATGGAAGGGTCAGTCGGTATCCGGATTACCGAGGACAAAGTGTTAGATTTATTGGGAGCATTGTATGACATCTATCACGTTGGTCAAACGGATAAGGAAGCTAGCCAGTCTCTTCTTATTGGGCTTGCTGCTCTACTTGTTGCAGCACCAATGGGTCAAGCAGATAAGGTATGGGAAGAACTCCAAGTCCAAGAAGGTATGAAGAACTTTGAGTTGTCAGTAAAGGAAATGCTTGATGAAGGAAAGTGATGTCGACAATATCCTGGCCGAACTCAAGTCAATCCTACTCAAGAAGCAGCAAGATTACGGTCCGCTTAACATCTCCAACTCACCAGGTGGACCACTCAATGGGCTACGAGTACGAATGTTTGACAAGCTGGCCCGATTCAACAACTTGTATGATAACGGAAACGACACGCCGAACTACGAAAGTCTCAACGATACCTTCATAGATCTGGCGAACTATGCAATAATTGGGATACTAGTCCAGAACGGACAATGGGAAGGACTGCCTTCCACTACTCCCAATAGGAGCACGAATGTCAAAGACAAAGCAGAATCGTATCGTCATAATCCCCGACCTCCAGATTCCGTACCACCATCCAAAGTCGTTAGCGACGTTCATCGAATTCGTAAAGGATTATAAACCCACACAATTGTGGTGTGTCGGTGACGAATTAGATGCACCAGAGCCTAGCCGTTGGAACAAGGGATACGCTGGAGAGTACGCAGGTACACTACAGGATTCTATAGATGAGACGCATGACATCATGCTTCGATTCCGCAACGCGCTAGGGTGGGACAAACCCTTTATCATTCAACGATCTAATCACACAGATCGTATCGAGAACTACGTAACAAAGTATGCCCCAGCATTTGAACCACTTAGAGATATCAAGGTGGAGAATCTGCTGGGGTATTCTGATTTAGGAATCACTTACCTTCATAAGATGAAGGAGATTGTGCCGGGTTGGGT